ATGCTAATCAACGAGTAGGTATAGGAACTACAAGTCCTGCTCACAAATTGCAAGTTTCAAGTGGAGGAGCAGATGGTGGAATTGGTTTATTAGCAACGGGAGGTTATAATAATATTATATCATTTGGTGATGCTGGCGCTACTGATATTGGAAAAATAGTTTACGACCACGGTGCAAACGCTATGACATTTACAACAAATACTGCTGAAAGAATGCGTATTCTATCTGATGGTGAGCTTATAATTAAAGGTACTTCATTAGCTAATGATTTTGGCAATGAAAGAGGACAGCTTTGCATATCTTCAGTAAATCATGGAAGTAATAATAATTTTGCTGTTTTGCAATTACAAGGGCATAGTAATGCAAATAGCGTAGGTACTGGTGGTATTTATTTTTATGACCATTCAAACAATGTTGCAATTATACAAGCAGACAGAGCTTCAGGTGAAACATCTTCAAATTTATTGTTTTATACACATAATGGTAGCTCTCTTAGTGAAAAAATGCGTATTGCATCTTCAGGATTTGTGGGAGTGGGAGACAATGACCCAAGTAATAAATTTACCGTTAAAAACGCTGATGGTATAGCAGGTTGTTTTAATAGAACAGGCGGAAGTGGTGAAGTTATAATAATTCAGGATGATGGTTCAACTGTTGCTGAATTAAGAACAGACCAAACTTATGTTTATAGTTCAGACTATAGATTAAAAGAAAATATTGAAGATTTAGATGTAGATGCTTTAGCAAGAGTTAATGCTTTAAAACCAAGAAAATATAATTTTAAAAAATCTCCTACTATTGAAAGAGAGGGATTCATAGCCCACGAACTTCAAGGGGTTATTGCAAAAGCTGTGCAATACGAAAAAGATGGAGTTGATGAAGAAGGAAAACCAAAATATCAAATGATGAACGATGGTGCTATAATTCCTACACTTGTAAAAGCTATACAAGAACTATCAGCAAAAGTAGAAGCCTTAGAAAATGCGTAAAGAATTAAATACAACAGGAGTTAAAAAATGGCAATTAAATGGTCAATAAATACATTAAACTACGATATTTCAAAAGATAGTAAATCAAACGTAGTTACGTCTGTTCATTGGGATGCTAATGATTCAAAAGAAGTAACAAAAGATGGAAAAAAAGTTACATATTCTGCTAGGAACTATGGTCAAGTTGGACTAGATACATCTGATTTATCAAGTTTTGTAAAATACGATAAGCTAGATGAAGACACGGTTGTTGGATGGGTAAAAACAAAACTTGGAGATGATGGGGTTAAGGGAATAGAAGATGGAATTGCAAACGAAATAGACGTTAAAGAAAATCCAACTCAAGGAAAAGGAAAGCCTTGGTAAATGCATAAGAAGTTAAACGAATGGGCAGATGCTAGTAAAGCTTTACACGCACTTGTTATAGTAGGATTTATGGTAGCATTTATGTTTAGCATATTTAGCTGTCAAGATTATTACATAGGCAAGACACGAGAAGAATTATCACAAGAAATGTTTGAGCTAGACAGCTTAATGAGAAAGGCTATCTGGAAAGCAGATAGCTTGGGCATATATAATGATTTGTATATAGATGCTTATAGGATTAACAATGGTAGTAATTAGAATAGCATTTGTGTTAATAGCTTGGGTGTTTATTTTTTCTTGCGCCCCTAATGTTATGGGAAATAGAATACTAGACAATAAAGATGTTTCTCATGTTTACTTAATAGATGATATTTATAACGGAAAAAGTTATTGGTGTATAAAACACAGAATAATGGAAACAGTAGAAATTAAAAATCCAACTGTATCAATGAAAACTAAACAAAAAAAATAAGGAGTTAATAATGGTTAAAAAAGTAAATGAAAAAAAACCAGTAGTAACAGTAGATAATAAGGATTATTATTTTGATGATTTAAATCAAGAACAGCAAGTTATGCTAGCACATGTGCAAGATTTAGATAGAAAACTAACAACCTCTAAATTTAATTTGCAACAATTACAGTTTGGTAGACAAGCTTTTCATGATGCATTAGCAGCATCTTTTAAAGATGCAGAAACAAATACTGAAACAAAAGAAGAAAGTAATAAGGTTTAATATGTTTTTAATGATTTGGCTTAAAAAGAAAAGTTGGTAGCATTATGGCAATAGGATTAAAACATTACAAAAAAGATGGCAAGGAACATAAAGGTGTTATGCACAAAATGGCTAATAATCATTTACATTCTGGTAAAACCCATACAAAATCTAGCGTTCGTCTTTTTCACTATCGAGATTTAAATAAAAAAGCACAACAAACTGCTAAAAAATCTTGGAAAAAATAAATGATTGAAAATTGGACAGAAATCGGTTTTGCTGGATTAGCTGCTGGTATTCTTTGGATGACATTCAAATGGATGACTAACGAGTTAAACAAAAAAATTGATGATTTACATCAAATAATTATTAAATTAATTGATGCTAAAAACGTAATGGTAGACAAATTTCAACAATTAAATGATGAAGTTACTGACCAATTAAACTATATAGAAGCTAAAATAGGAAATGGTCGTGGCTCTAAACAAAAAAGAAAAAGTAAGGCTAAATAATGCAAACAAAAAAGAAACAAACAAAAAAAGACCCGACTGATAAAATTTTGCAATCAGAAAGAAATCTGACTCATAGACAAAAAACGTTGTCAAGAGCAAAAGGAACAGCTAAGTCAATGCTAAAAGGTGCTTTAGTTGGAGCTGGTACTGCTTCTGCAATAGGAGTAACAGGAGGAAAAGGAAAAACTGTAAGAAGAGGAAAACAATATCAATCTGGTGTAGTTGGAGGCGCTATTATGGGAGCTATTTCTGGTTATGCAAAAGATAGAAAAAAAAGAAAAAAAAATAAATAGGTTAAATAATGCAAGATAAAACTGATAAACTCTTAAAGAAAGAAAGAGATTTTACTTCTTTAAAGCAAGCAAGCAAAGACCCTGATTATGGTTATGGTATGGGAAAAGTAACTCGCAAAAAAGGTGCATCTGACCCAAGATTTAATCCTCAACGAGGTAAATCTAAAGCTGTAGCTAAAGCTATTAAAAAAGATGATACATTAAGAAGAAGAAAAAGTAAAAGAAGAAAAGTAGCAAAAAACACAACAAGGGCTTACGGAGGTCCAAACCCAAGGTTCAAAAAAAAGTAAAAAATGAAAAAGAAAAAATCTACAAACAATAAACCAAAACCTGCTTCTAAAAATAAAAAGAAAAAAAAAGTAGTTTATAAATAAACTAAAAAACTTATGCAAAAAAAAAACAAATCAAGAGTAAACGAAGCAGGTAATTATACAAAACCTACTATGCGCAAAAGAATTTTTGAAGCTATAAAAGCTGGGACAAAAGGTGGCGCTGCTGGTCAATGGTCAGCTAGAAAAGCTCAAATGCTAGCAAAAAAATATAAAGCCAGAGGTGGTGGGTTTCGTTAATGGCTTTAAAAAAATCCCAACGAAGTCTTAAGGCGTGGACAAAACAAAAATGGCGTACTAAATCAGGTAAAAAATCTAGCAAAACTGGTGAAAGATATTTACCAGAACAAGCTATAAAAGATTTAACTGCTGCTGAATATGCTAGCACTACTGCTGCCAAAAGAAAAGATAAGAAAAAAGGTAAGCAGCACTCTAATCAGCCCAAAAAAATAGCTAGCAAAACAAAATCACATAGAATATTTGCATAAAATGGAATCTTATTTACAAAAACATCCGATACTAGGTATCGCAACAAGCTTTGGAGGCTGTATATTGCCAATGATAGAAGTGCTGTCCCCTTTAATACAATTTTTTGGTATGATTATTGGTGTGTTAATTGGTATATTAACACTATTGTTAAAGTATAAAGAATGGAGAAATAATGGATTGGATTCAAAGTAATTGGACAGCTGTATTAGGAACTGTTGCTGTTATAGGTGGTGGTTTATATATTCCTTTTGTTAGAGGTTTTGTAATCACAGGTGTAAAAACAATGGTAAGTGAGAAAGTTTTAAAAAAGATTGCTTTACAGATTGTTGAAAAACTTGTTAAATCTAGCAAGAATAAACTCGATGATGTTTGGTTTGCAGAGTTTAAGAAAAAAATAAACGATTAGATTAAAAATATGAGAAAACCTAGACCGTGGACTAGGGAAGAACAGCAAAAAGCTAAAGACTTAATTGAACAAGGCTTTACATATAAAGAAACTGCTGAAGTTTTAACTAAAGAATTTGGTCATAAACGGACATACAGCATGGTAAGAAGGCAAGTCCGTAATGGTAACGTTAAAGCCAATAAGACCATAAAAGACTTTAATAAAAACTATACAAACTTCTCTAGTAAAAACTCTTCATCATCTTCACTAACTAAAGAAAATAATTACGCTACAATAGAAGGTAACTTTAAAGAAAAAAAACCTCCAACGCTGGATGATTTGCTAGCAAAATTTGATATTAATAAAAGTGACTGGAAAGTAGAATCATTTAAAGTCAATCAATGGGATGTTTCTGCTAAAGAAGAAATAGATGGAAGGATAGTATGGAATACACATACTAATTATCAAGCTAGAGCTACTTTAATGCGAAAAACTCCTGTTATATGTGAGTTTCCATCAGTACAAGGCGCAAATACATCTCCATTAAGATTCAATGTTAAAACACCAAAAAGAAAATTAAAAGTAGATGTAATATTACCAGACTCTCAATGTGGATTTAAGCGAGACCTTGAAACAGGGAAGTTAACACCTCTACATGATTTAAGAGCAATTTCTATTGCTACTCAAATAATAAAAGATATAAACCCTGATAGAATAATAATGCTAGGTGATATGCTAGACTTGCCTGATTGGTCTACACATTTTGTACGTTCTCCTGAGTTTTATTTTACGACACAACCTAGCTTAGATTATGTAGCTTCATGGATTACAGAGTTAAGACCATATTGCAAGGAAATGGTATACATAGAAGGCAATCACGAAAAAAGAATGATTGATAGTATTGTGCAAAACACAATTCAAGCGTATGGTATAAAGCCTGCTAATGAACCAAAGTCTGCACCAATAATATCCGTACCTTATTTATTGGGACTAGATAAATTAGATGTACAATATGTTGGCAATTATCCTCATGGTGAGTTTTATATAAATAATAATTTAGTTTGCATACATGGTATAAAGGTAGGCGCACAAAGTGGACAAAGTGTTATGAAACTATTAAACTCTCCAAGAATTAGTATAATTCAAGGTCATGTACATAGATTAGAGATGGCGCATAAAACAGTATGGACACATGGAAAGCCAAAAATATATCAAGCAATATCTTGTGGAACTCTTTGTAGGATAGATGGAGTAGTTCCTGGTGGAGGAACTAGGTATAATTGGCAACAAGGGGTGGGAATTGTTGAATACACAGATGAAAATTTTCAAATAGATACTGTTGGAATCTATGAAGGTCGCTCAATCTATAGAGGTAAAGTATATGAATCTTAATTATGTATGTGTAAATTATTTAAATGCCTAACAGAAACGCTAAAGCTAGAAAGCAAGAAAGACGGAAAAAGCGCAACGCTATCAAAGTCTATAAAAGACAACTTAAAAATAAAAAAAAGAAAGATAAAAATGAAATACTTATATAGAGATATGAAAGAAATTATTGAAGATACTCTTAATAGGGTAGGACTTTATAATGAGCAAGCTAGCACAATGGTATTCAACACGGGGCTTGTAGAATCAAAGTATAGGGCTTTGATGCAATATCCTAGCAAAATAGCTCGTTCATTTTTTCAAGTAGAACCAAATACAGCTTTTGATATTTTTAATAACTATCTTAAATATCGTAAAGGATTATGGTATGACGTTATTGAGGCATGTGAGTTAGATGATAAATATAAAAATGAGATTCCTACAGTTCAAGACTGCGAAAGACTTTTGACTATTAATCTAGCTTTTGCTATATGTATGGCTAGACTTGTATATAGGCGCGTGCCTTCGCCTTTGCCTAAATCAGACGATGTAGAAAGCCAAGCTGAATATTGGTTGAAACATTATAATGCAGGTGGTAAGGGAACTATTGATAAGTTTATAGAGGTTGTAGCTCCAGATATGCTAGCAACATAGCTGCCAGCGCTGCTAACCAGCTAGCGCTTCTTCAACTAGCTTTTCAAAATTCTCAGCGTCTCTATTCACCATTCTTTCTCTGCAATCTTTAATACCACAGAAAGCAAATAGGTTTCTATCTCCTTTGCGTTTTTCATGTTTAGGATGTTTAGGACATACATAAACTATATCTTCAGGTCTTTTAAATACATTACCTTCTTTTTTCGTACCTATACCTACATATCCACCTTCCATTATTTTAACAACTTTATCCATCTTATGTACAAAATCAAAGTCTGCTTTCCATCCTCTGTCATTATCACCTGTTAAAAAAGGTATTTTAGAGACTTTACCATACAATGTATCAAAGAACTCTATATTAGGATTATCTTTCCATATAGAGCATATTAAAGACTTTCTCTTATTAGTTAGTGTATTTATACTAGGTAATACTTTACCTAATTTTTTATTATACAAACCTTGTATGTCTGTATAAGGTATTTTTGCAGTAGCAGTAGCAGTAGCAGTAGCAGGGTTATATTTAGCTAATGGCTTTTGTATGGCTACCCCATTATTCCATCTTTTTTCAGCACCTTTTTTGCCTGCGTCACTCATCTTTTGTTTTCTATCTAACTGTTCAGAACGAACAGATTCCATCCTTGGATTATAATATTTACCATCATGCTCTTGAAAGCAATTTAATACATTCTGAATTGCGCTGTCAAAGTCGTCAGGGTTTCCACATAGTCTTTTTAGTTTACTTGTATCACTTGGTATTCCTTTCTCAATCCAAGCGTATGCTAGCAAAGTTATATAAATACCTCGCTCTTCCATTGTCATTAATTGAACATTAATATCAGCTAAAAAATCTCTTGCGTAAAATTGAAACGCAGGACTTTTATTTTCCTTTTTCTTCAATAACATTGATTACATCCTCATGTTTTACTATTACATATTGTTTGTTTTTACCATACCTATTTATATGTACAAACAATTCTCCTTTCTTACCACTAAAAGAGACAATTTCTCCGTAAGAATATTCTTTCTCACCTTGATTATCCATTCCTGATGCGAATGTAATTTTGTCTCCACAAAGTAGTGTCTTGCCATTGTGTGTCATGCTTTTTTGTATTTTTTAATTACATTAAGTCGTTTTTTATTAACATTGTTTACATAACGACCTAAAGATATTAAATCCTTTGTATTTTCATTTGGCTCTGCATTTTTACGAGATAATCTTTTTAATTCTATGCACATCTCTTCTAGTAATTTGCAAACTTGTGTCATTGTTTTTGATTGCATTATTGTGTCATCAAGATTTACTTTCATTTTCTTTCTCCTTTTTAATGAATACTTTACTTATTGTTGTTATGGCTCTTAAATTGCCAATTTTTTTATTCTGCCAAGCTTTAACTATACTTACTATGTACATTAAAGCTTCGTTCATTTGAATGTTTGAACTTGTTTGTTCTTCTAGTTTTTCCTCTAATTGTTTTTTAGTCATGCGTTTTTTAATTTAATGTATTCTACATAATCTTCAAAGTTAATAACAACCAAAGGTTGCTCTCTATCTTGAACAAGTACTTGAGCTTGTATAACGTTTTCTTTAGGCTTAATATAGTTTGCTAGTTTTCTTCTTCCTTTTACCTGCAAATATATATCGTTATCTAGCTTAACTTCGTTTATTTTTGATATAACAATATCTACTTCGTCATCTAATCCCATGCTAGCACCAGAAGAACCCCAGGTTCTTTTTGATTCTACGCTGCGCTCTGCTAGCATACCTACAATCTTGCGTTCAATTCTATTGCCTTTTTGCTTTTGTTGTCTTCCCATTATCTGTTACTCCTTCCATAAGTTTTTTTAGTTTTTTCTTCATATCATTTATAAACATCTCTTTTTGTGAAAGTGCATTGTGACTTGTAAACTTTCTGTTTCTCATGTACGTTTTTCTTTTCATTATTAACTCTCCTTTTTTAATTTGTCATGCAATCTTTGCAAATAAACACACAAATCCATTGCTTCTTCTAAAGCTTCTTCTACCCATTTAATATTGGGTTTTTTTACTTGGTCTATTGTATTTCCATGTTTTTTACTAGAAGTAATACTACGAACTATAAATTTCTTTACAAGTTCTTTTACTGTTTTATCTTTAAAATTAATATCTGCCATTGTTATTCCTTTTTAAATTATTAGGGGTGAGTGCGCCAACACTTTTCACTTTTCAAATTACCAATCAATTATAGCCTCGACTCCTCAAAAACTCTAACCAATTAGTTAATTAAAAGCAATCACCCCTAATTGTTTTACGATTTAAACATTGTCATTTGTTTTGGGTCAAGCACTCGCCAATAAGCAATAGCTAGAGCCTCTTGCTTTCCAAAACCTCTATCAACTTTAAATGCATTAGATTTAAACTCTTCGTAACTAGCCATGTATCTACGTTTTGTATCTTTGTCGTGTACCATTAGCTTGTTAGCTCCAAGTTTTTCAGCATCTAAAATACTCCTTTCATCAAATGCAATCGCAGGTGGTTTTCTTAAGAAATGCTTACTTGAGTTTACTCTCTTGTGAAATGTATCATCAATAACAACACCAATAACATTTCCTGTTGTAGAGTAAACAGCATGTGAAACAATTTCTTTGCTTTTTTTATTCATCGAATAAATCCTGAATATGCTCTTCTAAAACATTTTCTATCTTTTTTGGTTCAGGTTTTTTATCTTCTTGCTTGCTTGTAGGTTGCATTACAATCCTGTAGTTTTGCTCTAAGTCAGCAAAGCGAGCGTTTTTACTATCTTTTTTGCCTGCTAGCCAAGCTAAGTAACCATCCTCTATGTCTTTCCAAGCTGTACCTTTATTCTTACCAAAGGTTAGAGCGTTTTCTCTTTCAACTTTCCAATCAAGATTATCGTAATCAGTATTATCAACCTGTTCATCTTGTGCTTTTTGTGTCGTGGAAGGGGTACTGTTTTGATTTATTATAGCGTTAGCAACTTCATCTGCCGAAGCTATGCTAGCATCTGTTGAAAAACCTGCAAATGCAAGCGCTCTACCAACTGCACTCGTTTCTGCGTTTTCAAGTGCGCTAGTTTTGTTTATTAAGCTAGAACCGATAATCTCTTCAGCATGTCCTGTGTAGGTATTGCTGTGACTAACCAATCCTTCGCTCATTTCAACAAGCGTTAACGTTGCTTTTACTCTTACTGTTCCACTATCTGATTCTGCAATTTCTGTTATAATAGAACAACTTCCCTTGTAATCATTGTGAAGTTCTGTTATTCTTTCGTTAACAGTTGCATATTGTTTTCCATGTATATCTACAGGCATAACAACTCCTTTCTCTTTTTATCTGTTTAATCTAAAGTAATATTACCATTATTAATAGTAAGACTTCCTTTGGAACTCCATTCTGTTTCATTTTCAAAATAATAAAGCATCATGTGTTTTACTTGCGAACTTAATGACCTCGATTCTTTTCTTGCTAACATATCTAAACGATAATGCATACTTTCATTTATATATACAGCAACTAATTTATTATTCTTCGCCCATTTATCTTCTTTTTTACTCATCTTTTCTCCTTTTTTTACTGTTTAAAAATAAAGGCGCAAGGAGAGACAACAAGGAAACAATAAAAACCTTGCGATTTTAGTAACCAATAAACTAAAATAACTTGCGCCTAATGTTAATTATTCTCCGTAATAAACTTCCCCTACAACATTGCGAATACATTCATCACAATCAGGGTTTTCGTAAAGCAAACTGCCACATTTATCACATATTTTTTTTGGAATAGGTTTTTCTTTTTCAGATTTAAACTTAAAAGGAATTCCTTTTCTTTCAAGATATGATATTATCTTTATTTTATTAATTTTTCCGACTGAATCTTTTTTGAAGTTTACTGTTAATGTTTCCATTTGTTATTACCTCAGTTTCAGGTGATATGTGTTGAGTTACATCTCTAACAGATGTACGTTCGCCCATTTTATCTGTGAGCTTTACATTTTTATAAATAACTTTAGAACTGCCAAGTCCGTTAGAAATAAGAATTCCTTTTGTGTTTATGCTTGGAATAAAAAACTCTTGAAAGTTTTCTAATTCACATAGTTTAGTATTGCGTTTCATAACGTATTACCTTTTAATTTATTAAAGTATTGTATTATATGCAAGAAATATTTGTTTTTTTGTAATTAATACTTTGCATACTTGTTAATTATGGATATAAATTCTAATATCTGTCAAAGTTCACATCCTCTCCTTTCTCAATGTCGAACTAGAGGGTGTTAGTTTTTTGCTAGCACCCTCATCCTCTTTAAATACTAAGCTACCATTTCGCTTGCTTTAGACATTGTAACTTCGTCTTTTTTATCCCAAGTATCAACGTGTTTCCATTCTTGAACATACTGCACAACAGCTGTATTGCACTCTATTCTCAAGAAGTCTACTTGCTTGGATATGTCTGTTCCTTCTAAAATAGCTTTATCTGTTAAGGTTTCTGCTTTTAAACGATATTGATTCATTAGTTCATGTTTTGCTTTTTCTTGCGCTTTTCCTATGTCTTTTCTTTTTTTAACAAAGTCATCTACACCTACAATCAAGTCTATCAACTGTAGCTCTAAAGTACCTACTCCATTAGAGTAGTATGTGCTAAAATCTCCTTGATTGACCTTTGTTTTTACCATGCTAGCAATATTTGTATCATGCATCCAATCAAGGTCGCCTGTTGTTAAAGCTTTAAAAAGCGTTTTATTACCCTCTATGTCAGTCGGTGTTATATCTCTACATGCTCTTTCCATCTGCCTGTTAAAAGAATTAACTATATCATCAACACGTTCTTTAAGATACTTTTTTTGTATTTGTGTAAGGGGTTTTATTGTATTAGTCATTAGATTTCTCCTTTTTCTTCTAATATTACTTCATTTATAATATCATGCATTTGTTCGGAAGCGTACTCTACTTTGCTATTCATTTCAACGGATGTAACAACTTTATTCCATAAATTTTCGTCTGTTTCTTCATCGTACATTTCATGCCCAAACCAATCTATAATAATATTATCATCCAATTCATAATTATCAGTTAAAATTCTTATAACCTGTGATACTTTCATTGTTTTTTCCCTTTAGTTTAATACTCGTTTGGTAAAAATATATGTACAGCATCTCCACTTGTATAATCTTTTGCTATCCATATCTTATGTTCGTGAAATTTAAGCGTAATCATATCTCCACATGATTCAAAGTATTTAAGTTTGTTATCACTTAACTCGATTACTTTTTCTCTAAATAGAGATATTAGTGAATCAAGTGCATCATGGTAACTGTCCCAATGGTTATGGTCATCGCTAAGTTTTGCTAGCAAACTATCAACTCCTTGGGTTATTCTTACTATTGGTTGAATACCAAATTGCTGCGCATAATTTGTTACATTTATAAAGTAACCTTCATTCTCCATTTCTTGCGCTGTTACTCCTTTTATAATAAAAGGTTCATTTTCTTTTGTTGCTGTCAAGTTCATTTAGTCTCTCCTTTATTTTTTTAATATCTTTAGTATTAGTAACAGCTTGCTCTGTTAGTTGTTTTAATAACTTTGATTGTGAATCAAATATTTCAGTAATTTTATTAATTACATTTTCAGTCATTACGCTTCTGCTCCTTTATTTTTATGTGTTTTTATCATCATTTCAATCTCGTTTTTTGTAGGAATGTTTGAATCATCATCAAATTTAGGAATTATTTGAGCTGAAGTAGTTATCGCATTATCTTTTTCTTTTACTATTTTAAAAATAATGCTTTCAGAATCCTCAATAATGCCTATTTGCCTAGCCATGTTATCTGTAAGTTTCTGAAAACCTATTTGTGCTTGTATTTCTCCTTCTTTCGCTCTTTTTCCCATTGTAGCATTATCTGAAAATATATGCCAAAATATCGACAACAATTTAATTTTATGCTTTTTTTCTTCAGTTGATGTTTCAATTATTGCACCTACTATATTACTAAAACAAGTCATATCATTTGCATAATCGTAAGCCATTTCTAGCATCGTTTCTCTTTTTTTATCTGTCATGGTAGCTCCTAATCTACTTTTGGGTATTGTGTTTTAATATAATTCATTTTTCATTTCATATCAAAATGTAATTATATTATAACCAATCCCATGTTTTACCATCCCTTTTCTCTACTAGGTCTGATATTGCTTTTTCGAAGTAATCTAAAGTTTTCTTTTCATCGGTTACAATTTCTTGTTCTATAACATAGTTAAAACCAAGCTCTTTCCGTATTTCATTACACATCTGTACTTGCGTTCCAAGCGAAGAATCTGATTTCCATCTTTTTTCAAGAATTCCAAATACTAAATTTCTAAATAATCCTGTCAATCCTATGCTAAGTACACGCTGTATATCTAATTTCTGCCCACTATCTTTTATTTTTATCGCTGTACATACTTCATCTAAGTCCAAGCTTCCTCTGTAACCACTTGCATCGACTCCCCATACCTCTACAGAGTAACCCATTTTAGTAAGCAAATCACTTAAGAACGCTCCTGCACTTACAATCTTAGCAAAGCTCTGCTCATTATTGCCACAAGATAATCCAAAATTAATTGCTATTTTTATGTTTCTCGACTTGCTTTTACGCTTAGTTATTACCCAAGGTGTGTCAGAATTTGCTAGAAATCTGTCAATATCTATTTCATCCCCATCATCTGTATATCTACGTTTACGTTTACATGACAAGCCTTTACCTGCATATTTTGATACTTTTAATTTACGTTCTAGCATATTTCTAATTTTCTTATAGTGTCGTATAAGACTTGGTGAAGTACGCCCTTGGTTAAGTGCTAGCATATGAGTATCATAATTATCAAAATGACTTCCATATGTCCATTCATGATTGAATCTTTGCTCAGTTTTGCTATGCTCCCATCCATTACGCTTTATTTCAGATTGCATGTGTTTGAGTGATTCAAATTGTAATGTTTCGTACTTTCTGTCCACATTAACCTCCGTATGATTGTTTAAGTGAATTAAGGGCTACTTTGTCTTTTTCTTCATCAGTCCAAGCTACTGTTATCCTGTCTAAGTACCACCTTCTTGACTTGCCTGCTTTTGCCCATATTTGAGCATCTGCGAACCTTCGTGTGCTTATAATCCGTTCATGGAGATGTTCTTTTTGTGCATTTTCTCTAAGCTCCCATAACATATCTGCCCACTTTTTATCCTCTTCACCGATAAGAGCTAGCTCCAAGCCTTTGTCATAATCAACGAATATGGTGGTATCTCCTAGCCTGTCTAAAGTAGCTGAATCCTGTTGTCCTCTGCCACTATATGTAAAGTCTTGTCCGTCACCAAAGGTATTCATACAGCTAGCATCGTAATACTTGTCATGTTTCCATGCGATTGGATTCTCTGTTCTATTCGGTACAGCTATATATCCTTGTCCATCTAACATAGCATTTCTAATCAGTCCTGCATTACCATCCATAGCATCAGCTTCATCCCATAAATTTAGTCCACCATTTTCAAACTTATCCACAACAAGTCCTGTATGATATTTACCATGCGCATCCATCTTACCGAGTAACTGTGCTTCACTTAACCCTGCTGAACATCCAATATACTGGAAAGTTGTGCTAGCTTGTAAGTCTTCTGTATCGGCAAGAACATCCCAGACCTGTTTTACGAGTGTGCTTTTACCTGTTCCTGCATGACCGACCAAGCATACATTCTGCTTGTAGAATAACGCTTCGAACACATCCTCAAATGCAGGGTGCCTAATTTCATCGTCTTCTAAATTTATCGTAGGTTTGCCCTTGATTTCTATGCTCTGAGGTCGCAAGCTATCTTGTGCCTGCTCAAGTTCAGTCGCTACTTGGTCTTGCATAATTTTCATGCTAGTCTGCACTTTGTTTTCCAACTTGTTTTCAAGGTGCTTTACAATCATGTCTTCAATGCTACCATTTTGAATAGCACTTGGTGTCTTGTTCGGGCTTGTGCTAGCAGGGTGCGCAGCAGGAGGACTTGCAGGAGGTGTTGTTTTCGATTCATCAGGGGTTACACCACTAATTAAATAATTCATTCTGTCTCCATTGGAACAGCTTTGCACCCATGAGGATTTAATACCTTTAACTTTACATTTCTCAATACACTTGAGCTTTAGCTCCCTAGTCGTAAAATCGTATACTTCATCTTGTGTATAAGTATGGGGATTCATATAATTTCTCCTTGGTTATTGGTTTTTGAATTGTGGTTATATTTATCATACTTTCATTTATTCAAGTATGCTAAACATAATCCTACCATAGTGTTGTATTTAAATTTGCTAGCTTGAACGTTCCATCCTTAATTTTATCTTCGGTGCTTTTTGTGGTTTCATTTAAGAATATATTTCTATATTTACTTGTTGTTCTTGAATAGTTCCAAGATTTACTGTCTAACGTTACAGTTCCATCATCATCAACAGTAGCAATTATTGTATCGTAACTTTGAAATACTTTTTTATTATTTAAATGATTTATAAATTGATTCTTAACAACATTTCCATTATTATTTCTCATATGCTCTACAAATGCCTTCATTATTTATTCTCCTTATTTTCTTTTTCTTTTTGCCAATCCCTTCCCTTTTTAGGGAAATTTACTCTGTGGCTTTTCTTTTTTAATTTAGATTTTTTATTATTAAAATAATTCTTTAAACTGCTACTCATTGTGATTTAACTAATAATTTTATTCTTGTTGGTATAACTACTGTGTCGTTGCAATGATTACAGCACCTGCCCTTTTTAACAGGTTCAGCGTTATGACCATCATCCCATGTAAATTCACCGATAATAGTTCGTGGTATTACATCTTTACAAATAGAGCACTTATATTTATTTTTTATTAAAGTCATAAGACTGTCTCCTTAAAATAAATTAATTAATCTGCTGAATAAGTATATTGATAAACCTATCAAACTACTTGCTAGCATAAAAAGGGTTACAAATAATACCATGTCAATCATTATGCTGATTGTATGCTGAGTGTTTTTTCTCATTTAAATACCTCCGTTAAATTTATCTTTTAGCTTGTCGCTTAAATTAGCTTCGTTTTCTCTGCTAGCTTTTTCAATCATAGCTGAACCTATATAGTAAAGCTTTCCTCTCTGCTTCATTCTTCTATTGACGCTAGAGACGAAACTGTTAGCCTTCTTCTTGCTTTTAAATTTATTGTAAGGGGATAAAGCGAAAGCCTCTTCACCTGTCAACTTCACCGAGGTAAAGGTGGTCGGCTCTCCAAGTTCATCTTTTATCGTTTTGTTTTCGTAGGTTATCATATTTCCTCATTTTTATATGGTTTAATTAAGTAGTCACTACGTTCCTACTTAATATAAACCTTAAAAATGTGGTATAATGATATATCCTACAAATAAAACAATTAAAAGGTAATAAAAGAAATAAAATAGGTTCGAACCAAAACCGATACCAAAACCATAGCCAAAACCATAGCCAAAACTAAAGACAAGGCTTTTATCTTATGCGTTCTAGTTCGGCTTTTTTAGGTACGTTTTGAGGTTTTATTATAGTTTTTGGGGTTATGGGGTTAGGCTTGGTTGCTTGTGTATTGTTTTAACGCTTGCTTTGGGGGTTTTATGGGGTTTTCTAGCTCGGAGTGTATATCGACCCTACTTAAGATAAAAAAAGGCTATAAACGTACATTTTGAGCAAAAAAAAACCCCACGAACTTAATCGTAGGGTTTTTCTTAAGGATAGTTAGACTATCTAGGCTTCTTGTCGGTCGTATGCATCCGTTTCACAATCCCAGTGGGGTTGCTCATCACATAGTTCAGTAAGATATAAAGCTAGCATTGCCTCTTCGTCCTTCGGTAATTGGTTACAGTACTCAGCCAAGCCAAGGTCAAGATTCGGTAATTCATCAAGACTAAAGCCAAAGTCAGCCTCAAAGTCTTCAACTATTGCAAGCGATTCGGTGCTAGCATTTTTAATTGATATGGTGGTGTTGTTGTCTTCTATTGTTATGTTATTGTTTACTATAGACATATTGTGTCTCCTGTTGTTTATTGTTTTTTTTGCCGATTGTTCGGCTGATATATATTAATGGTGAATTATAGGCTAGAGCTAGCTAAAATATAATTGTTTGCAAATGCGAGCGATTTAAGCTGTTTTATTGACGAGAAAAAAGTCAGGTCAACGTATTATTGAGGAAGGAAATCGGTATCCGAGGGGTACCGTTATATATATAGTACCCACCATAAAAATTTTGCACTATTTTTACAAAAGAGATAGGGTGTGCATTAGGGTCCCTATTAGGGTAGCCATACAAAAGCTAATAGCTTTTTATAGCTCTGCCTGTAGTAAATCTTAGGTTTATAAGAGATAGTATAGGTTTATAATAATAAAAAAAAGGTTTACTTATATAGTTTATAAACCTTAGGTTTAATCACCTAAACACATAAGAAAGGAAACATTATGGCTTACGAACAAAAGGATATGACTGGTAGCATCTTTGCTAACCAAGGTAAGAGTAAAGAAACGCAGCCAGATTATACTGGTACGTTAAAAATAAAAGGCGTAGAATATAGCGTAGCAGGTTGGAAGAAAACAGCTAAGTCTGGTTTAGACTATGTTAGCTACAAGGTAGAAGAAAAAGAAGACAAAGTACCTTTTTAAATTGAAAGCAACCTGCAAAGGTAAGGAGTTTGAAATATATGAAATCAATGAAGCAAACTCTGTTGGAATTAAAGCAATCAAAAACTGGCGTAACGCAGAGATTGGCGATTGGATACGCACTCATGATAATATGGTGGTTAGAGTTACTGGAAAGCGTGTCAACAAGCTTAAAGGGAAACGCAAACCGATTACTTTTATTCGTACAGGTTTTGGAGAAACCCCAACATATTATAAAAAAATCTATGCCAAAGAACAAAAGTGCTGGACAGGAGATGACCTCGTCTATAAGCAGTATGTTCGAAATGTCCCAGCAACTGTACTCCAAAAACAGTTCGCAGACTATATCTCCGAATACGGTCAAGTGGACAAGAACAACAAGTTCGATACAGCCTCAATCGTTGATGCTTACACACACGCTTTCAGCGACAACAATCCCAAACAAGCGCTTAGAAGAGGTGTTAGAATTTTACGAAAAAAACATATCATTGATAGGATTAGCATGAATATGCGTGAAAAGCTAGTTGAACATGGTATGGATGATGATTGGGTAGCTAGTCAATATCGTGAGTTTGTTAACGATGCACCACCAAATGCAAAATTAAATGCACTCAATAGAATATCTGATTTGCTTGGGCATACAAAAAGAGAAAAAGAAGAAAAGACACAAAATATTATTATGATATCAGATGGAGATAAGAAACTACTAGCTGAAGCTAGACAAAAACTTTCCGATAAAGATATTGGTAGACTAATGCATGTTGTAAAAGAAAAAGGAATCGAAGGTGTTATTCAAGCGGAAAGTACCGAAAGAAACAAGCACGATAGAGATTGATACATCTTACTCTGGAGTAATAGTATTGGATGGAGCAGAAATGTTTGTTGAACCAAAAGTATCGGCATTAATACTAGATATGATAAAAGAGGTAGATGTGTTGTCAGAAAAAGTAGATGTTTATGAAAACTATATAATGGGAAAAGCTGATGCCTAAACAATTATCAACTAATCAATTACGTTTTACAGATGGTTCATCTAGGATGAAGACTACGTTAAACGAATTAAAAAAAAAGAAAAAACAAAAACTATACACACGATTAAATAAATTAAAAAAACGTAAATAATGGAACTTTCCTACACGAATCAAGAACGGGAAGAGTTAATGCGAAGAATGTATTTAGATATATTCTTTTTTGCTAAATTTATTCTTGGTGACCCTGAACAACCTATGCATTACCATATTCGTACTAAGTCTCCAGATTTTCATAAAGACATTGTATCCAAGCTGCTAAACTTAGATGTAGGCTCTAAGCTTGCTGTAGTTGCACCTCGTGGTCATGCTAAGTCTACTTTAATAAATTTAATTTATCCCTTGCATCGTATTTTATTTGGTGAAGAAAAATTTATCTTGCTTATCTCAGAATCAGAAAAACAATCTAAGTTTTATTTAGAAACTATTGGCAATGAAGTAGAGTTTAACGAAAAGTTGCGTTATTTCTTTGGCGACAGGAAAGGTCGTAATTGGGGCAAGGAAGAAAAAGAATTTATTGCAGACTTTGATGAAAATGGCGTACCAAATAGTTTTTGTAAAGTACTTATTCGTGGTACAGGGCAAAAAGTGCGTGGATTAAAGTATGGAGCATATCGACCAACCTTAACTGTTATAGACGATGGTGAAGGTGAACGCAATACAGCGACTCAAACATTGCGTGACCAATTTCGTTCGTGGTTAAATGGTGCTGTTATTGCAGGTTCAGGTGATTCTAAATTAATATTTATTGGAACAATAGTAGATGAAGAGTCGTACCTAAATCGTATAGCTGGTCCACTTGCCTACGATAGAAATGGTAAGCGCAAGATTAAGGGTTGGGATAGTTTATTCTATCAAGCAATACTACAAGAAAATGAACCTGGACACTTTTCTGCAAGTGGTAAAGAAGTTTTAGATAAAAAAGGTAAACCTAAGGTTTTATGGGAATCATATAGACCCTATGATTGGCTTATAGCTGAAAGAGATAGACTTGTGTCCGAAGGTGATGTAGCTTATTTTTATCAAGAGTATCAAAATATACCAATGGATGATAGTTTTCGTGTATTTAAAAAAGAAAACATTAATTATTGGGATGGTCATTTTAAAAATGATAATAATTTTTCTGTTATTGTCCAACAAGTTGAAGATGAAATATGGGATATACCAGTAAATGTATTTATGGGTGTTGACCCTGCTTCAAGTGAAAATGTAAAAGCTGACTTTTCTGTTATAATGGTAATTGCTGTAGATGCTGAAAATAACGTTTATGTAATTGATTACCATAGAGGTCAAATGGCGCCAATGGATTTAGCTGATAAACTATTTGAAATGATGGAACATTATAAACCAAAGTTAATTAATATTGAAGAGACTGGTCACGTCATGTTATCTGATTACATGATGCGTGAATCTAAAAGAACAGGAAAATTTTACAATATAAACCCTAAACAAGCAATTAAAAGCAAATATTACAGAATAAAACAACTTCAACCCTATTTTGCTAGCAATGCAATGCAAATAAAAGATACCCATTGGGAATTAGAGCAAGAGTTGCTTAACTTTAAAGAGCATGGTAGCTTTAAAAAAGACACATTAGATGCTTTACGATGGGCTATTGATGATATTTATGCACCTAGACATGGTTATGACGAAGATGGAGTTCAATATAAAAGTCGTTCTACGTTTCGTGGAATTGATTGGCAAACTGGAAAAACTATATTTGCATAATATTCTAATTATTAATTAATATGTGGTAGTATGATAAGTTTAAAAAATATCAAACTTGACGAAATTTCTGCGTCTGACATCAATAACGAGTATATACTGTATCAATCTTCTGCTCAAGAACATAAGTTTCAAATGGCAGAGGATGAAGAGTTTTATTTAGGTATACAACTTACTCAATCTCAAAAAGATTATTTAATAGGAGTTGGTCAACCTCCTGAAGCAAATAACAAGATTAGACCTGCTGTAGAACAAGTATTGTCAAATGTTGCAGGTTCAAGTCCTGAATGGGATGTAAGACCAATAGGAAAAACTGACTCAGAAGTAGCCTTTATTTACGATAAATTGTTAGATAAAATATGGTATGATTCTGATGGTGATAGACATTTTAGAAGTATTGTAAAAGATTATACTGTTAAAGGTATGGGTTATATGTATGTATATCCTGACTGGCAAGCAGAACAAGGTAGAGGTGGAATTAAAGTAAAAAGAGTTGCACCAGAAAATATATACGTTGACCCTAACTCAACTGACCCTTTCTTTAGAGACGCAGCATCTATTATGCTTTCAGATGTTAGTACAAAAAATGCAATGAAAGTTATGTTTCCAGAGCATGCTCAAGAAATTGAAGATGCAAACGAAGATTATAGAGATGATGAATACGCTACTGCTAAATATAATCGAGATGATATTATTCGCAGAACAGATGTTAATGATGATGGGCAACCAAGAGTAAGAAGATACATTAGATGGTCAAAGGTTAACGAAGAACAAATACTCTTAACAGATAAGTTAACAAGTAGACAGAAAAGTTTTAATAAAAAAGAATTTGATGAATTTAAAAATTCTGAACGTTATAAAGCATATATTACTGAAAATCAAGTAGAAGAAGAAAAGATTTATATAACAAAGGTAAGAGAAACTTTTGTTATTGGAGATGCACTTATATATGACATAGTTTTACCATTGGAAGATTACCCTATAGTACCTGCTTGTAATGAGCATAATGGAAATCCATATCCAGCTGGTGACGTAAGGCATGCAAAGACCCCACAAAGAATGTTAAATAGAACGGAGGCATTGCTTATATCTCACGCTACTAGCACGGCTAGCTTTAAGTTAATTTATGAAGATGGTGCTATTGACCCAGAAGAATTAGAAAAATGGTTTGTACCTAATGCAATAATTAGAGCAAATCCATCTGCACTTCGTGAAGGTAAAATAAAAGAACTATCTCCACCTGCAATAAGTTCTCAACTTTACATAGAAAAGCAACGTTATGAAACCGATATAGAAACTGTGTTTGGTGCTTATAAATTCCAACAAGGAAATCCTTCTGGTGCAGTAGGTACATTTGGTGAAGCAAGAATTATGGATGAAGCTTCTTCAAGAAAGCAAAATTGGAAAATACTCCCTGTGTATGATATGTTAACACATGTAGGCAAAATTGTATCAAAATATGTACCTTATGTGTATGATAAAGAAAGAGTCCTACGAGTTATGAATCCAGTAGGAATAGAAAAAGAATTAAAAATTAATGTACCAGTTATAAACGATTATACATTAGCTATTGAAAGAATGTACGATGTAACAACTGCTGAAGTAGATATTCGTGTAGTAATTGGTAGTACTCGTTCTAAGAGTCCAACTGCTGACTTGTCTAGGGATATACAATTATTGCAAGCAGGCATATACGATAAAACACAAGTTATTATGGGTTTACAGGGAGATGTAGACAAAGTATCATTAATGGCTAGAATGAGTGAAATAGAACAATTAAGAGCGCAGAATCAACAACTATCTCAACAAATACAAGCACTTTCTGGTGACTTGCAAACAAGAGATAGAGAGCTGTTCCATTCTAAGATGAGAGCAGAAGTTTCTGAAGCTACGAAACCTGTACAACAAGCAGTAAGTAACTTGAGGGCGACAGCAAAAAACGAGGAAAGAAAGCAAAAGGAAATGACAGACCAAACAGCTATTGATTTAGCTGACATTAGAAGCACGGTTAACTCAGAAGATACGGCTCCTAATCCGTTTGAAGAACAAATGGGATTAGGATAACCAAATAATAAAAGGAGCATCGAATGGCTGAAAATACGACAAGTACACAAGATACTAATAAAGATAACTTAATGGATATGTTAAATGATTTTAATGTACCCCCAGAAAGCTCTGAAGAAGTAAAAGTGGAAAATGAAATAGAATCAAACACAGAAGAATCTGTTGAGCTTTCAGAAAATAAAACAGAAGAAATAACTCAAAAAGAAGAAGAAGCTGTAGAAGAAGTTAAAAATTGGCTTATTGATAACAAGTTTGAAGATAGTGAAGAAGGTAAAAAGAAACTTGCTGATGCGTATAAGAATATTCAAAGCGCAAAAGATAAAGCAGAAGTCGAACTTCGTGATAAAAGTACAAAGTATGAAAAACTAGAAATAATAGATGACTGGCTAAAAAAGAATCCTAATGTAGTTGAAAAATTACAACAGGAAGCAGAAAAGCAAGAAGCTAGTGGTCCACCTCAGAAACCAGAAGAATATGATATATTAGAAGAAGCAGCTGAAGGCTCTTCTTCCCAAGTCTGGAGACAAGAGTATGACCAATGGTTAATTGACCAAGGTGCTAAAAAAGCTATGAATCATTTCGAAGGAGTTCGTGCTGAAGATAACGTTAAAAAAGCTAGACAAGCTGAAATTAACGAACTTAAATCACTTGGTATGTCAGAAGAAGAAATACAATCATTTTATGGTTTTATGAAAAGTCCTGACAATGTAACAACTTCTAATATGGTTAAGGTGTGGAAGGTTCTAAATGAAAAAAAAGAAAACGCAAATTCACCTTCAGAAAAGAAAAAAGAAAATTCAACCTCGGTTCTTGAAATGGAAAAAGTACAAAGTGGTGCTGCTGTTGAAGGCAAATCTACTCCTGCTAAAAAACCTGAGGACAAAGAATTAGATGGCTTTATGAAGGGGATTATGCAATTTAGCAAATAACCCTAAAATAAAGGAGTATGACACATGTCTACTTATGGAGCAGGAACTGCAACGCAGTTTTCTGACGGAACACAAAGACAAGTACTCGAATTAGGTCCAAAGATTTATTATTACAATGAATCCGTAACACCTTTGCTATCTATTTCAGGTCGTGCTGGGGCTGTTCAAACACCCGTGCCGATTTACGAATGGATGGAAGACGAGTACTTTATAAAGAGGAGTGTTAAAACTCCTATAACTAGTTCAGATGTTTCTGACACAGCAACTGCTGGAATTAATGGCGATAACTCAGTTGTAACATTTCGCAGACAAGCTCAAATGGAAATGTTTGAAGTTGGAGCAATTTATGCTGCATCTAGGGCTGGTGGTTCATCTGCTATACATTCACCAATTACACATTTTTTATGTGTAGCTATTGGTAAAGGTGTTAATAAAACTACACCTACTGATAGAGATGTACAGTTTATTGGATTGCACATTAAATCTGGTGACTCTACTGTTTATCAGGTAGAGCAAGTAGCAGATGGCGCTGATATGATTACTACTGACGCATCTGGTATTCTTACATTAACTTACGTTGCTACTGCTGGTCAATATGGCACAACAGCAAATTACGCATCACAAGGTTTATTTCAAGCTGAAACAGCTTTCCTTGATGATAATGAATTTAAAGTTGCTGGTGGCAATGGTACTTACGCTGAAGGTGCAGCTGTTGGTTCTGAAACTCGTAAAAAGGTTCGTAGATTGAGTAATTGTACTCAAATCTTCCGTGAACCTTATACAATCACTCGTACTGCTAGAGTTTCTGAGCAGTATGGTGGTCCAGAACTAGCAAGATTGCAAGCTAGAAAGCTAGCACAAATAAAAGCTAACGTTGAATACGCTATGCTTTTTAATGGTGCTAAAAGTCTAGATTCAAGCTCTGCCAATCCACAAAGAACCTTTGCAGGTTTAGGTGTTGGTGGAAGCGCTGGTGTTGTTCAAACTAATAATGCAGATATTGATTCTTCATTGCAGTTTAATAATAGTAGTGGTACGCAAGCACAGTTTGATGCTGTTATAGAACATATTTTCCAAGATACTATGGATGGTTCAATGGAAAAAACTGTTTTTGCATCTAACAAATGGCTATTAAAAATGACAGCAATGGTTCGTGCTGATACTTCAAGCAATATGAATGCTATGATGGGCGAAGAAGAAAAAGCTGGTTTACGAGTTATGTCTTACATGGGTCCTGTTGGAACATTAAATTTTGTTCCTCACCCAATGTTAAGAGGTGCTTATGAAGACTATGCTGTTGCAGTTGACTTTGCTAACTTTGACGCTCGTGTCTTAGCTGAATCTGATTTCCAGCTTCGCAGAGACATCGTGCAAGATGGTAGTGACGGTCAAACAGATGAATGGTTAGTTGAGCTAGGTCCTGAGATTCGTCAGGAACAAACTCATGCAATCATGAAGCTTGTTTAAATAGGATTATGGGGGGCTTTATGCCCCCCGTAATTATAAGATATGACACCAGCAGAAAAATCAAGACTTAAACGGGCAGGTTTAACTAAATTAAATACCCCTAAAAAGACACCTAATCACAAAACTAAAAAAGCTGTGGTTGGTGTCAGGGTAAATGGTAAGGTTAAAATAATTCGTTTTGGCGCACAAGGTATGGGGCATAATTATAGCCCAGAAGCTAGAAAAAGTTTTAAAGCTCGACATGGTAAAAATATTGCTAAAGGAAAATCTTCAGCTGCATTTTGGGCAAATAAAGTTTTTTGGTCTGGAAAAGGTGGAAGTACAAAAAGACCACCAATGTCACAAAAGCATGTTAAAGGAATTAGAAGAAGGAAAGCATAGTGAGATATCAAGAAGCATATGAAATGGTTGAGGCTGGTTTAGTTAAATCAGCATTAGGTTTTCCAGTAACAGAGCCTTTGTTATCACAATTTTTTGATAATAAAGTACAAGAAGTTGGTGCAAGAACTGTAAGAAAAAGAAATTCACAATCTTTTTCAACTTCAATAACAAATACATATACACTTAGTAACGAAGATGCTAGCATGAGAATTTATAAAGTTAGCATGATTGGTAATAATGATAGCAAAATAATTCCTTTTGTAAGTGAAAAAAGATATGCTGAAGGAATTAATGAGGCTGCAATTCAAAATATTGGATATTTTATAAGTGAAGAAGATGCTAGCACAGGCACTATTACAGCAGCTACTAGTGCTAATCCAATCGTAGTTACAAGCAGTTCCCATGGACTTGAAACAGGAGATAAAGTAAAAATATCTGGTGTTGTTGGTCTACTATCTGGAACAGGTGCAAAAAGTGAAGTTAATGATGTGGTTCATAAAATTACAGTAGTAAGTGCAAATACATTTTCTATACCAGTAAAAGGTCTTGCTTATTCAACAGCTTATTCTAGTGGTGGAACATGGACATTAAAAGGTATAAAACTTACACTAACAAAAACTCCAGATACAGGTAGTGAATTAAAAGTATATTATTATTCAAACCCAATGCCTAAAAATGCAGTAACAGATGGTGTTGATTTACCTGAACAACTTATACCTGCGTGTATACATTATTCGCTAGCACATTTTTTAATGTTAGATGGTCAATTACAAATTGGTAGTGGTCACTATGGTGTAGGAGAAAAAATAGAAAAAGAATTTATTGAAACAAGAAATGCGAGAGAAGCAAAACCAGATATTATTCCACCACCATTACAGGATTTTATTTTATAATGAGTACATTTAAAGTAAGAATAGAAGATTATGTTGGCTCTGTCGGTGATGACACCTTTTTAGGTGATGCACTTACAGATACAGCAGCAGAAATTATAAGAGCATTACCAGATAATAAAGTTAAATCATTTACACAAGAATCTGGAGATATTACAAATGCATCTACAAATATTGCAAACCATAGAATTGTAAGCGTTATAAGAGAGCGTGGAACAGATGGACAATATGTAGAATGCAGAGAACTTCCTGCATCATACTTTAGAAAAGTACAGGACTCTTCAAGCATGTTTGCTGCTAGTGTTGAATCTCCAGTATATATAATTAAAAATAGCTCTATTCATGTATTTCCTACTCCAGCAGCTAGTCCAAATGCTTTTAAAGTTGAAAGTGTCACATTTCCAACTGTAGTTGCAAGTGCTTCAAATATAACAGATAGTCCAGTAGACCCTTTTCCTGATAGTATTGAAGATATAGTTGTTTTAGGTTCTTGCGCTAAAGCATGTCAGTATTTAATGGCAAGAGTTAAAGATTCTATGCCTTCAGAACCTGTACTAGTTTTGAGTGATATTGCAGTACCAAGTACACCAAGTAATCCTACTATTAGTTATTCAAATGCTAGTGTAGGTGATGCAGTATCTGCTGCACAAGATGCTGTTGCTGAAGCACAAACAAATGCATCTGGTACTGGCTCAACAGGCTCATCAGCTTCTGATTATTCAAAACCTACTGTTGGTGGAACAGCAGATGAGTTAACTGATATTGACCATTTAGATAATGAAAATGTTATAGATGATTATGATGGAAACTCAATAGAAGTAGACCAATGGTTTGCAACTTTAGCACATTTTATAGAAGGTGAAGAAGATACTGAGCTAGCAAGCGCACAAATAGCTAAAATAAATACTTATATTGATGCTTTTAATGCAGAGGTAGCTTCTGCAAGAAGTGCAATGCAAGCAACGATTGAGGATGCTAGAAATTCTACGCAAGCAAGCATAGCAACTGCTGGTGATGCTACTAGAGCATCTATTGCTAATGCTGCTAATGACGTACAAGCCGCTGTTTCGAAAATGAATCAAAGTACAAGTGCTGCTGTAAGCAAAATGAGAGAAAGTACAAATGTAAATGTTTCAAATGCAGCTAGAACGCTTGAAGCATCTATTCAAGATTATGCACAAGAAGTTGATAAATTTCAAGCTGATGTTCAAAGATATTCATCGCAAGCTCAAGCTTCTATAGGCGAATATAGTGCTGATATTCAAAAGTATACTGCTCAAGTAGATAGGTACACAAAAGAATATAGTTGGTATCAAGACCAGTATGCTAGATTTGACACAAAATACAAAGAAGCATTACAAGTCTTAATTGCTAATTAATGTCTGATAAAAAAATAATTACAAAAGTTATGGTGCATCCTACAGAGTATGTTAATGCACAAGCTCGTCATTATAATGATAGTGATATAGGTAGACGTTTATCTGGTAAAAATAGTGTTGATATAAACAACAGTCAACATTCTAGTTTTTATTCTTCAGATAAAGAAGTTACAAGTACAGGAGCTGTTTTAAATTCAGGTGGTGTTACGGTTATATACATTATGATAAAAAACAAAACAAATAACGATGTGTTTTTAGCACTAGATGGTAGTAATTACACAACAAAGATTTCTAAAAATGATGTTTTTTCTTCTGAAGTAAATTCAGTTTCTTCAGCTAATATAAAAGTAAAAACAACTTCTGGTACAAGTAACGTAGAATATATAGTAGCACAATGAGCGCAGTAGCAAGAAAAATACAATATAATACCCAAGTTATTCCATACAACTTAAACTCAATTACACCAACCAGTATTGTGTTTGAAGAGTTTACAAAAAGTTATAGCTCTACAACTGAAAATGTTATTGATTCTGATATTAAAAAATCATATGGATGCAATAGCTTTATAGATGTTACAGCAAATCAAGTAAATGATAAATGGTTTAGCGTTGAAGCAAAGCATTGGGATGATACACATGAAACATGGAATTTAATGGATAATAAAAATTGGGATGAAATAGGTGAGGATTTAACTACTTCTGGAGAACAATTAAATTCTTCTAGTACTGCTTTAGTATTTGGTTATTTTAAAAATGTAGGTTCTAACCCAATATTATTAAGTAATGATGGTGGTTCTAATTATTTATTTAAGATATCTGTTGGTAGCGCTTTATATTTTAAGGCAAGTGGAATTAATGTAAATTCTATTTATGCAAAATCATCAACTGGTACAACTTCAATAGAATTTATGGTAGCTATCTAATGCCTAAAAAAAGTTTAGTAATAAATAAATTTAATGGTGGTCTTAATAATAACGCACTACCAAGAGATATTGCTTCAGATGAATTAGTTGATATTAATAATTATATGGTTGATGAAATTGGTTCTATAAGACCAATGGGAAATTTTTCAGATACATTAGTAGCAGCTACAGAAGTTCGTGATTATACACCCATAGGAAATTATAATTTATATGCATATTCAACTGATTTTGATGAAAGTGGTGGAAATGGACCTTTTCATCAAATAGTTTATGCTAGCGCTAATGCTAGCAATGGTATGCAGGTTATTACAGAAGATGACCATACAGATACTTTTGATGGTGTTTTAGTATTAGGTTCAACTACATCAAATCAAAAAGTTGTTTTTCACAATGTAGATGGAAGGTTGTACGTAAGTGACTCTACTTTTACCAATGCATCTACTAATAAAATAAGAGAGTATATAAAAGCTACATATCATCCTTATACTGAAGGTACTGGTTCTACAAGAAGTGTTGGTGCATGGACTGATTATAGCAATACTTTAACTGCACCAAGTCAAGGTGCTAGTTTAAAATACGAAGCAAACCCTAGTGTTGCATCAGGTGGTATTCAGCATGCTATTGTACGTTTAGATGGTTCAGGAACTGGAACATGGAATATAACTAATACTAATACAGCAGGTGAAGGTTTTGATTTATTTTATTCATATGTTTTAAGAGATGGCTCTGAAACTAAATTAAAAACTTATACTAAAACAAGTTTTGCAAATGATGCTAATTGTCAACTTACTTTTAAAATATGGTTATTGCATCCAACAAACCATAGTTCAGTAACAACTGATATAGCTAATCAATATAAAGGTATAAGAATATATTGGAAAAGTTATGGTACAATATATGAAAATACTCATCAATTATTAATTGATATTGATTTTGAACAAGGATACAAAATTGGAACTTCTAACTATTACAGTTCAAATTACGAATTATTTGCAGATAATACAGATATAAGTAGCACTACATTTGATTCATATGTTAGTATAGGACCTTTTGCTAATCCATCTGAAATAGCAAATGTTACCTATGAAATATTAAATGGTATTTCGGAATCTGATATTATAACAACGTACAGATATAAAACTGCTGTTGTTGCAAACAGAAAAGCATATCTTGGTAATGTATTTTATGACGGACAAAATCATGGTGATAGAATTATAAAATCAAGAGTTAATAAATTTTCTACATTTTCTAAAACAGATATTGTAGATGTTACTGTTGGAGATGGTGATGAAATTACTGCACTTGAAGTTTATGCTGATAGGCTTTTGCAATTTAAAAATAAAAAATTGCATATTATAAATATTGCTAAAGAATTTGAATTTTTAGAAGATACATTTATTGGAAAAGGTTGTGCTGGACCTTATGCTGTAGCTAAAACAGATTTTGGAATTGCATGGGTAAATGCAAGTGGATGTTATTTATATGATGGTAGAAGGATTGTAAATTTATTAGAAGAACGAGATGGCAAGTTAATAAAAGATTCAACTTGGGAAGCTTTTGTAGGAAATTTAGGTACATCTTCGATTGGTTATGCACCAAAAAATAGATTATTAATTGTATTTAGAGCAGGTATATCGGCAGACAATGATATGTATGCATATCATTTGCCTACAGGTAGTTGGGTAAGAGGAGATGCTGCTACAACAGATATAAAATCAAATTTTATTGTAAATAAAGATAATAAATTAGCAGTATTAGATAAAGTAGCGTCTGGAAATATAACAAGCGCTTTAATACGTTCTTGGAACAATGCATCACAAGACCATGCAGCTTCTACTATAATAACAAAAGATATAGATTTTGGAAATGCAGGAACTAAAAAACATATTAAAAAAATTATTGTATCTTATCAATTAGCTTCTGGTAATTTACCAACATTAACATATGATTTAGATGGTGGTACTACGTTAAGTAGTACTTTTGCTTCTACAGGTGTAACAACTAATGCAGATTTTAAAGGTGTAGAATATGTGCCTAGTAGTCCGATAAGAAATGCACACTCTATTTCATTAAAATTTAATGGTGCAGTAGATAGTACTTTTATAATTAGCGATATATCAATAATTTACAGGGAAAAAAGTGCTAGATAATGGCTAAAAATAGACAAGACCGAATATCAGTAGTCGAAAGGCAAGAACGTATTTTTGTTAGTTTTGGTACACCAAGTCCTAGCGAACTGCAAGATTCTGTTCCAGTTTTTAGAAAAGTTGGAGCAAATGTTATACAATATATTAAAATAGGTAATCAAATTTACCAACAAACATTAACACCAATAGGTACATAATATGGCAATTACAGCAAGAGCAGCAAAATTTGGCAAATTAAGTGGCGATATTGCTACAGCAAAAGGTTCAGCGAGAGCAATAGTTAGAAGAGCAATGATAGAAGCTGATGTAAAAACAAAAAAAGACCAATCTGTTATTGATGCTGTTGGTGGTTTATTTGACTTAGCAGGTAGTGTAGCTGAAACAAGAGAAGATTACAAAACTGCAAAAAGAGGTGGTTTTGAGGGTGGTTTTTTTGATTTTTTAACGCAACCAGGAGAATCTGGTAAGTCTATGCAAATAGGGCAAGTAGCTAAAGAAAAAGGTGAAAATGTTTATTATGATATTAATAATAATACTTTTGTAGATGTTAATGAAAAATTAAATTTAAATGAAATTAAAACTACTTTTGATGCTACTGAAGAAGCATTAGGTAGAGATATGACTTTAAAAGAGCGTGAACAAGCATTTACTACTAATGCACCTTTAAATGTTGGGCAATTAGAAACAATGGGTATAGATACAGGAACAGAAAGACCAAGTATTTTATCTATTTTAATGAGCAGACTAAGGGAAGGTAATTAAAATGAATAATTTATATTCTATGTTAGCAAAAAAAGGAAGAGGTGGAGATACACAGCTTCGATATATTGATGGTGAATTAGCTCATGTAAATAATACAGAAGCAGAAATTTTAGATAATAATGGTTTAGATGGTGAAAAGTTAGTAAAAGAACATGGTTCTGGTACTATAAATCCAGAAACAGGTTTAAAAGAATATAATCCATTAGCTATTATTTCAGGTGCAAAGCTAGCTTATGATGTAGGTAGCAATCTTTTTGGTGCATCTAGACAAAGTAAAAGAAATAAAGATGTAAGAAATGTATTAGGTGACCAACAAAGAATTTTAAGAGGAGCTATACCAAGCATAATAGAAAGAGGAAAAACATTATTAGAGTTTGCTTTAGAATCAGCTGGGTTGCGTGAAGAAGATGCATTTACAGATTTTTTAACTAAAAGTGAAAATATTACAAGAACATCAGAAACAGCTTTAGGTCAAACAAATTTAGCAATGTCTGGTGGTATTTTAGATGAATTACAAAGAAGGCAAGCAGATACAAGTCAAGAATTTTCTAAAAATATTCGTGGATTAGATTTGCAAGCAGAAAAAGAAACTGCAAATATACTAGCACAAACTGCTGAAGAACAAGCTGCTGTAACACAACAAATTTTAGGAATAGAAGCTGATATATCGAGGTATTCATAATGGCAAATGGACCAAAAACACCAACACAAATTTTTGCAGAATACACACAAAATACTGCTGAAGATATAAGTAATTATGTAGATAACTTAAAAAAAAGAAGAGAATCTGTTGGAATTGTTACAATGGAACAAAAAGAATCACCTACAGTAGCAGGTGTGTTAAAATCATATCAAGATAAAAATAAGTTAGCTATATTGCAAGAAGAAGAAGCAGAAAGAGTTAAATATGGAATGACACCTTTAGAATATTCTAGGATGAAATCAGGAATACAAAGAGGTAGAGCTTCTTCTGCAACAGCTTTAAGTGCAAGTTTTAAAAAAGAAAGAGAAGATGCAGAAGACAAAAAAGCTATAAAAGAACAAGAAGATAAGTTTGTTGAAGATGAAAAAGGTGGAAAAGGATATACACCTTCATTGATTCGGAATCAATTTCCTAAAGGTGAAATGACTTATACAAGCGCAAGTGATATTAATTTTGTATTTGATAATAATGACGCTCCCGATAGAACTAAAGTAGATGCATATTTTACATTTGAAGATATAGATTATATGCTTGAACAAGGAGAGTTTGAAAAAGCAGGGATTTCAACTAAAAAAGTTGATGAAGCTTTAAATATGGATGAAAATACAGGTATACCAAATGTTGAAACTGCTGACCAAAAACTTGCAGTTCAACAATTAATGTTTGACTTTTTAAATACTTCTCATGGTTCTGGTATAAGAAATGCTTTAAAAATGAATTATAAAGAAAAAGCACAACCAAATTTTATAGTTTTACCATCTTCCTTAAGTGATATGAATTTAAGTAATATTCGTTTTAATGATGCAATTTCAGATAGTACAAAACCATAATGAGTCAAACACAACAATATGTTTTTAAATCTGTTTTAAAAAGAAAACAAAAAGTACAAGTTGATTCTTTAGTAAAGAATAAAAATCAATATGCTTTTAAATCTGTTTTAAAAAGAAAACAAAATCAAAATAAAGATACTACTATTGATTCTATATTTAAAGGTTTAACAGAATTAGAATATAATGGTGAGGATGGTTTAACAAAAAGAACAAATAATCCTGTTGCAACTTTATGGACACAAGAGTTAGCAGAAAAATTTGGAGCTACAAAAGGTCCAAAATTACCACAAGCAGATAATCCAGAAGGAAGAAAATTGTATACAGCTATATTTCCATCTGAAGAGTTAGGAAAACAGGGAGGTAAATTTGTAATTAAAAACATTTACAATAATGTTGGTGGTGATTTAGAAAGTTTTTCTAGTATATACCCTATGGGTTTAAAAAGAGACCAATTAATTACCGATAAACAAATTGCTATTAAAGATAGGTATTTTAAAACAATATCTAAATACATGGGTAAAAACGATTATAATGCTGTTGTAGAAAGTAGGGAAAATGATATTGGAGCAGCAATTAATGAAGAAGCAAGTAGGATAAGACAAACAGGTAGTGCTTATAGTGAATTATTAGATTCTATTGACATTTTTTCACCTACTCGAACTACAAAATCAAATCAACCTTTTTATAAAAAATTTCCTATAAATGAAAATAAAAAAGTAATAGAACCAAAAGATTCTATGCTTTTAAAAAATATTGAAGATAGTAAAATTTCTTTAAATACAGTAGACGATATAAAAGAAACAAATGAGTTAAATAAAGAAGTTGAATTTTTTAATAGTAAATATAGTTTATCTGAGTACAAAGCACCTACTGGAGTAAATGCTTTTAAAACAATGGTTCAAGATACATTTGGTGGTGAAAAACCAAACGAAAAAACAATAAGGCAATTAGGTGTTAATGTATTAAATAATGTAGGTGATGTTTTATTTGGAATAGGCGATTTTAAAAACCAAGTAGTTGATTTTGTTATGATGGGAAAAGGTGGTAAAGAGCTAGCAGAAAGTATACTTACTGGTTACGCTGCTATTCCAGAACTAGCAGGAGATTTAATGCTATCATCTTTAAAACCTGTAGCTAATAACTATCCAGAAGACCAAAGAAAACTTATAGATGATGCATACGATAGATGGTTTCAAAGCCCTTTAAATGCACCATTAGTAGCTGTTGGTTTAAAAGCAGGTGGAGCAAACGCAACAGGTTTTGCAAAAACAGTTGCTAAAAAAACAAAAGATTTATCACAGTATTCTAAAACTGCATTAGAAGTTGCAAAAGGCAATAAAGATAAAATAAATATTAATTATGTTACAAAACAATTAGCTGAAAATATTAAAAACCCACAAGTACTACAAGAAGTTCTTGATATAGGAGATGGAAAAGTTTTTTATACTGGAGATTCAGGTAAAAAAACAACTTTAAAAACTCCTGCTTCAAAAAGACAAATTAAAGATGCTAAAGATACTGTAGCAAGTCTTGGTGACAATATAGTGCAACAAAAATCTTTGTTAGAAAATCCGTATGTTGCAAATACTATGACAGCAAATCGTAAACAGCAAATATTACAAAGCATGGAAAATGCTTCTAAAATTATTGAACAACAATTAAAAGTTCTTGGAGACGAAGCAACAAGAAATGCTTTAAAAAATAGTCATGGACTTACTAATTCTCAAGCAAAAACATTTATTAATTTTACTAAAGAAATGAGTAAAGGAGCAAAAGAAAGTGCTTTAGCTTTATTAGATAATTCTATTGTACAAACAATTATGGGTAGGCAAACTGGTTCTATATTTGATGAAAGTCAGCCTGTGCCAAAAAGATTTGAAAAAACAAAAAAGTTTTTAGAAGAAACAAATCAAGCTAATAAAGTAGAAAATGGAATGAATTTAGGTACTTTTTCTAAAATTAAAGGAAAATTTTTAAAAGCTACAGTTGATGTTGGTGCCGAAGTTAATTTAATACTAGATAAGGCAATTAAAACAGCAGGTGGCGAAGAAAGCGCTATGCTTAAAGCTATTCGAATAGAAAAAGATTTTATAAATGGCTATAATACGCAAGCTGGTATGAAAATAGAACAACTTAATTCTACGATATATAATCAATTAAGCAGAAAAGAAACTAAAACGCTTGATGCGTTAATACTTTTAAGAAACGAATCAGGGTTAAAAAAGTTTCATATTGATGAAATAGTTAATTTAAAAAATAAAAGAAAAACAGAAACTAGTAAACCAGAGCTAAGAAAAATAGATGAAGAAATAAAAAGAATGGAAAATTATGAATATTCTGGTGGAAAAGGAACAGCTACTTACGATGGTGTTGTAGATGATATGCTAGCAAGCTTACCTGATAATGTTAGAGGAAAAATAAATTCATTAGCAGATGATTATTTTGCTGTATTTAAAGAAACTGTAGATGAGCTAGAAGTAGGTGGTTTAATAGATGATGTAAGCGCTGCTCAATTTAGACGTAGAGAATATATGCCTAAAAAATATTTAAAATTTATTCGTGGTGAAAAAGATTATACTATTAGAAATAAAAGAATTACAGTTCATGATAATGGAATAAAAAGATTAAAAACAGGAGATGAAGGATTTTTATATAATAATAGTAAAATATTATTATATGATTTTATTACGTCTTCAAAAAATAGAATAGCTAGAAATAATGCCGATACAGCTCTTAATTCTTTATTAAAAACTAAAAAAAGTGGTTATGAAGGTATTGGTTATCGTTTAAAAGATGGAAATACTAGGCTAAAAAAAGGATATACTAGAATAGAATTTTTTGAAAAAGGCAGAAAAAAATATATAGCTTTAGAAGATGAATTTGCATCAGGTTGGGTTGTAAGTGACCCTGTTGTTGGACCTAGGTTAATGAACGCTATGGGCTGGATGTCAGGTTCAAAGATAATTAAAGCTACAGCTACTGGTTATAATCCTGTTTTTGCTGTTACAAATATGACAAGAGATATGGCTTTTATTACATTAAATGAGCATGGTGCTTATAGTAATTTTTTACCTTATGCTTATGTCCAAATGGCAAGGGATATGGTAAGAGTAAGTCGTGATGTAAGAACAAAAAGTGGTAGATATACTGATTTTGTAAATGAAGGTGGTGGTTTTGCATTGCTTTCTAAACCATTGAGACCAGATGCGTTTAGTGGTAAAATAGGAAATAGTTTACAATTTTTAGATAAATACTTAGGAAAAATTGGAGAATATAGTGAATTAAGTACTCGATTAGCTTTTAGAGATAGACTTATTAAAAACGGTCTTTCTCCTAAAGAAGCTACATGGAGAGCAAGGAGCTATATGGATTTTTCAAAAGGTGGACAAATTTCAAGAGCTACAGAAGTATTTATTCCTTATGCTAATGCTAATATACAGGCAACAAGAGGTATGTTAAGAGGAATGAAAGACAAACGTTGGTATGTTAAAGCTGCTCAAATAGCTGCAATGAAATATGGAGCATATCAATGGGCAACTTCTTCTAAAGAAAATAAAGAAATATATGATAGAATTTCTGATACTCAAAAATTTAGTAATCTTATAATACCTATTCCATTAAGAACTGAAAATCCAAAAACAGGAGAATCAAAACCTTTAGCTGTAAAAATTCAATTAGATAGTGGGCAACAATTAATTAGTGGGGTTATGGAATCTGCATTTGCTTATCAAGAAGGAAAAAGACTTCCTGATTATCATTATGAACAAATGTTTAAAATAATAGAAAGTTTAGCTCCTTTGGATATAGGTAGACTATCACCTACAATTAATGTTGCTATAGCGCATTATACAGGTAAAAGATTTCCATATAAAACAGATATATATTTAGGTGGTGAAAAAAATGTAGAAGAATCATTAAAAACTAATTTTAATGAGGAAAATCTTTATAAAGATATAGCTAATTTTTTTAATGCAAGTCCAGCTAAAGTAAAGTATACAACCGAAAAATTTATTGCAAGAGGTAATACTTATTACGATATTGGTTTAGGTGGTTATGATAAAATGAGAAAATTAATGACAGAAGAAGATTTATATGAATACGATAGAAATGCAGCTAAATATATAGGTGTTCCTGCATTAGATTCTCCTGTAATGAGAACTTTAAGAGATAGGATATTTGTATTTCCAGAAGATAAATCATATTCTGAAAAAGAAAAAGCTATTGAGCTTGATAAAGAAAGAAACTCAATACGAACAGAAATGAATAATGAACTCAACTTAGCTGCGCTAGCAATAGTTAATAATAAAGACAATCCAGAAAAACAACAACAAATACATACTGCTGTTGTTAATAGATTAGAAGAATATCGTGCAGAATATGGTCAAGAAGAATATGCTAATAGAGTAAAATACTATACAGAAAAATTATCTAAAAACACACTTACGCTTACAAAAGGATTAGTTGAAATTGCAGCAAATTTTACACCTAGACAAAGAGCATATTTTTTAGCTCGATTTGTAACTATGTATCCACAAGACAATGAAAGATATAGTAATATTTTAAGTGATTTAGAAAAAATTAGTCCTGTAAACAAAAGAACTGGGAAAGCAACAGGTTTTTTAAACGAAGAAACAAAACAAGAATTTAAAATATTAATGGATAGTTTTTATGAAAATAAAATACTAAATGAACCATTTCCATTTAAAAAGTAATAAAAAGGATTTGCTAGCTTTTGCTAGCATATATAAATTAAACAATCATAAAACTAATTTGATTAGGTTTTTGATATAAATTCATAAAGGACAAGTTATGGCTGGAATACAAGAATATACAGCTGCTGAAGCGCTAAACAGAGTTTTAAATACTGATGAAGATGCGCTGAAAGTTGATATTGATAATGTAACCCTTAAAACAGAGGGTTCTGATATAAACATAGAAGTGCATACTGACAAAGCAGAAGATTCAATGCTTATGTTCAGTCACACAGTAAAAACAGGAACAGGTGGTACAAGCTATGTACCTTTAGTGGATGCCGATGGACATCTCCAAGTTGACACTTTATCAAGTGCGTTGCCTGCTGGTGCTGCTACTGCTGCTAATCAAGCAACAATTATAGGACATGTTGACGGAGTAGAAACTTTATTAACTGCTATAGACACAGTTCTTGATACTATTAAAATAGATACAGAAGCAATCGAAACGGCTGTAGAATTGTTAGATAATGCAGTAGACGGAAATTACTTAAATGTAAATGCTAATATAGCAGGAACAGATTTTGTTGGTGGCGCTGGAGCTGTTGCAGCTGGAGTACAAAGAGTAACTTTAGCATCTGACGACCCAGCAGTTACAGATTTAGCAGCTATGGAAGTATTATTAGGCACTATAGATGAAGATACAAATGCTATTAAAGGTCATGTAGATGGAATTGAAACATTAATAACATCAACCAACTCAAAGATAGATACATTTGATGCTGTATTAGATAGCATACTTACAAAAAATACTGAGATAGATACTGTATTAGATACAATTAAAACCGATACAGAAGAAATAGAAGGAGCTGTAGAAACTATAGAAACTGCTATTAAAGCTGAAGACGCAGCTCACAGTTCAGGTGATACTGGTATTATGGCATTAACTGTTAGAAATGATTCTTTAGCAACTTTAGGTGGAGCAGATGGAGATTATGCAGCATTACAAGTTAATAAAACTGGAGCTTTAAATGTTACTGAAACAGTAGGTCATTTAGGTGCAATATTTGAAGATGGTACTGATAATATAACAAGTAAAAAAGTTATAGCAATTCAATTTTTAGAAGATACAACATTTACAACCCTAACACCTCAAGATTCTTCTTATATAGGAACAGCTAGTAGTAATGGCGATGCTATTGATACAAGTAATACATTTCCACAAGGTATGACAATATTTGGAAGATGGACTGGTTTTAGGTTAGCAACTGGTACTATAGTAGCATATCAAGGTGATTGGTAGTGCTAGCTTTAAGTACTAGCCTACATTCTATAGTTACTCAAGTAGCTCGTCTTGCAAGAGATATGTGGAACTCAACAAATCTTAATGACGTATGGGAAAATGAACAGCGTAATTGGGATGATATAATTTAAATTATGAATAGGAAAATATAATGGCAACATTAGCAGGAAATACAATAGCAAGTACTTATCCGTTATTATTAAAAATAGCTTCTAGTGGAGTTGGAAGTACTCCATTGCAAGTTGAAGATGGAGATGCTACTGGTTCAGCTTTATACTTAGGCACAACAACAGCTGGTATAGGTATAGTACCTGACAGCGCTACATTTCATATACATACAGCAAGTGCTGGGAGTGTATCTCCAAATGCAGCTGCCGATGAGCTAGTGCTTGAAAATAGTGGTGCAGTTGGAATGACAATGTTAGGAGGTGCAAGTTCAACTTGTACGATAGCAATGGGTGATGCTACTGCTGGAAATTATCGAGGTGTCATTATTTACGATAACAACAATAGTAATATGACATTTAAAACTGCTAATTCTCCTTCTATTACGATTGATGCTAATCAACGAGTAGGTATAGGAACTACAAGTCCTGCTCACAAATTGCAAGTTTCAAGTGGAGGAGCAGATGGTGGAATTGGTTTATTAGCAACGG